ATGGCCCAACTGGAGGTTATGATAACAAGGCGTTGTTGTTGTTGTTCAATGTGTGGCAGGTATGACTTGCAAGCTTGTCTTGCGATGCGCCCATGGCGCATTGATTACTTGAATCAACCGCTGCGAACTGAGTGCCGCAACGCAGGCCGAGACGCGCCCCGAGCCGCTCTCAAGCGGCGATGGAAGGTGGCGCACGAGGACGAGGACGGCTGAGTCTAGTAGAATGTGCGTTGACATAGACATAGCTTAGCGAGGTATAAAAGGGGGGAACACAAGGGGGGTTCTTATGAACGTCGCAACAAAGACTTTGACACCGAAACAGACTGCGTTAGTGGATACGCTTGTAGCTACAGGATGCAGTATAACACACGCCGCGAAGGCAGCAGGCTACGCTGCAGGAGAGAGCGGAAGAGTGAGTGCCAGCAAGGCTTTGAAGCTGCCACATGTGCAACAGTATATGATGCAACGTGTGGGTGAGGCTATCGGTCTGAATGCTACGGTTGCTGCTGCTAAGGTTCTTGAACTATCGCAAGGTGCCAAGTCTGAGTACGTCCAGCTGGAAGCCAGCAAGGATATACTGGACAGGGCGGGGTACAAGGCTGCCGACAAGCACATGCATCTACACGCGGGTGAGATATCAGTCTCCATCGATCTTAGCTAGGGACATGCTCTTGACCGGAGGGGTGGGGGGAAAAACCTGCAACCTGTATACGCAATAGGTCTCATCGTCACATTATTGCCACACAAGGCTTGTAGCATATATGCAGTGAGAGGAGACACGCATGACTGAGTTTATCAACTGGTTCTTTCTGCTTTGCTGCGATGCCATTTACTGGATGGAAGATGTCAGCGGCATATCATACGAAGCATGGAACATTATCCTGTTCGTAATCCTTCAACCGCTGCTCATAATAATTTTTTTCAGCTTATGGGTTCGTGAAAGATTTGTGCGTTGATGCACTGAACACAATGCCTTCATATTGCTGGCATGAAGGATTATCAAAAGATATTTGTTAAGGCCGCATTCAATTCATTGCTTCCTGAGTTTCTTGACAGCGATTCAATGGATTTGAACGGTAAGGTGTCGCCCGAATTTATTGGCGCAATGCGCAAGGTTGGCGATTACTACTATGGGTCTGCCGAAACCACAGCAAAGCGTATTCAAGAAGCAGAGTCTGCTGGCGATGAGAAACGCGCATCCTTGTTACGCGCTGGTGCCGTTGACTATAGCATGGTCAATGATTTGTTTAATGGCTCCAACTTCTTTAAGACAAAGCAGTACGAGGGGCCATCGACTGACATTAAAATGCTTTTGGGTCAGTTCAACTTCAAGCGTAACAAAGAGACTGGCGAGTATCGTGGGCCTGACGGTTCTTACAATATTGGCGATGTCTATGATTTTTCTGACAACGCAGACTACGTTAAAGAATTTGGCGCTGATGTTGCGGAAGTATTGCTTGATATGGGTACGCCGCCAGACACCATCCGCGCACTCTTTGATAATGCCGGAGTGCAGTTAGCCATTGGTGCCAAAGCATCTATTCAAAGAATGGAACTGCACCCTATAGCCAGAATGTTTGGCGGCATATTTATGTCAGACAAGAATAAGCCTGATGAAGGCGCAAGTCAGTTTGTAAAGCTGCACATCCCACCAGAAGATGCTGTTGCGTTTGAGCGCCCTGCTCCTCGCCCCCTCTGGTTTGAAGATGAAAACCTTGAGCCAGTGTTTCCTACCACCCCAATGGATGAAGAGCGCAAAGGTTTATTCGACACGGTAATGGGTGAGTTTGGCGATTTAATTGTGACACCAGCAGAGGCTGCAACCGCTGATGATAATACATTATCAACCCCTTCAATGCCAAAAGCACAGATGGAGTTGCCAGTGTCTGCGCCAGAGCGCCCGAAAGCAAATGATGAAAGCATGAGTTTTGGTGAAGCCTTTGCCACTAATCGCGCAGCTGGCAATGATGAATTTACTTGGCGCGGAAACAGATACACAACGGAGTTAGCCAATGGCTCCTAAAGCACCGAAGACACCTGCATGGACACGCAAGGAAGGCAAGAACCCAAAGGGCGGTTTGAATGCCAAGGGTCGTGCTTCATATAAAGGTGGCAAGTTAAAGGCACCTGTTAAGTCTGGTGACAACCCCCGCCGAGCCAGTTTCCTTGCGCGTATGGGAAACATGAGAGGCCCAGAGCGGGATGAGAAGGGGCGTCCCACGCGGTTACTCCTCTCCCTGCGAGCGTGGGGCGCTTCTTCGAAATCTGATGCTAAGTCTAAAGCGGCTGCAATCTCTAAGCGAAATAAGGCTAAAGCGTAATGGCTTGGGGTGGCAGAGGTGGCAGAGGCGGTGGTCGTTCTAGTGGGGGTATGTCTTCAGCCCGCTCTTCCGCAGGTCAATTCGGCGGCGGCAGAAGCGAAGATAGAGATGCGGCGCAAGCTGCTAGAGATAGGGCGGCAGACAGAGCCAGAGGCGATAGCAGAGACCGTAAGCAAAATGCTATGGCGGTTACGCAGAGCAAACGTAGTCAGGCTTCTCTGTCCCCTGGATTAGCAACAGCAATGTTTGGTGCGCAGTTAGGCGCACAGGTTGCTGGTATTAAAGGCATTACAGTTGACGCAGCATCTAATCTGGCGCAGCGCATGAACATTGGTCAAATCAAGATGGAAATGAATAATATTCAAAATGAAACTGTGCGCGGTTTAGCGTATGGGCCATTGGCTGCTGTGCTAAATGAAATTGGCAAGATGTCTGCTAAGAATGTGCTTAATGAAATTATCGCTGGTACTGGCAATATGATCTACAACGAGCGCGGTCAGATCACTGGTGTTGAGACTGATGAGCGCGGCATCATTGCTGGGTACGGCCCAGAGAAAGTTGTAGAAGGTCGTGGTGATGATGATCGCGTTAGATCAGGCACCTTTACCCCAAGCACTAACGTACAAGACAGCACAACCGCTGTCGATTCTGGCTCGAAATCTTCATTGATACCATCAAGCAAGGCTCGCGGTGTGGCTGATTCATCGGGTTCTGGGCGGCGTTCAATGTTTGGAACAAAGGTGCGCTAATGTCCAAGGTCAACGAAGCTGGTAACTACACCAAACCATCAATGCGCAAGAGCTTGTTCAATCGGATTAAAGCAGGTGCCAAGGGAGGCCGCGCCGGTCAATGGAGTGCGCGTAAGGCGCAAATGTTAGCCAAGGCTTATAAAGCAAAGGGCGGTGGATACACATCATGAAGAAGCCGCAAAAGTCACTAGTAAACTGGACAAATCAGAAATGGCGCACCAAGTCAGGTAAGCCATCAACGCAAGGGCCAAACGCAACAGGAGAGAGATACTTGCCAGCTAAAGCAATTAAAAATATGTCATCGTCACAGTACGCAGCATCAACAGCAAAGAAGCGCAAAGATACTGCGGCTGGTAAACAGCATTCAAAGCAACCCAAGGCAGCAGCAAAGACCGCGAAGAAATACAGATGAGCGCGTTCTTACATATGTTAAAGCCAGAGGAGCGTGAGATACTGCGCACTGTAGTCAAGCGCGTACACTTTAAAAAATACCCTAAAGAGCATTGCACTGACTACGAAGCAGACAAGCTCATAGCTTCCATTGGCCCTCAAGTAGTTGAAACGATGATTAAGATCGGCAAGGACTACAAGGTAAATGAAATTTAAATACAAGCCTGATGGCGAAGTCCTCAAAGCATTCATGAAGGATGATACATTCTTTCGTGGCATTCGTGGGCCTGTTGGTTCTGGCAAATCAGTTGGCTGCTGTGTTGAAGTATTCAGACGCGCCTTGCAGCAAAAGCCAAACGAAGAAGGCAAGCGCAAAAGCAGATGGGCAATCATCCGTAATACAAACCCGCAGCTTCGCACTACCACTATTAAGACTTGGCTTGACTGGTTTCCCGAACAAGAGTGGGGCAAATTCCAATGGTCTGTGCCATACACCCATTGGATTAAGAAGGGCGACCTTGAGTTGGAAGTTATCTTCCTTGCTCTTGATAGGCCGGAAGATGTCAAGAAGCTGCTGTCATTAGAGCTGACAGGCATCTGGATTAACGAAGCAAGGGAA